TAAATCAAAAACAACAACAACAATTAACAAAGGGGATAGGTTACCAAAGAGAGTTTTAGACTTCAAGCAACAAAGAGGATTACACCCAACCCAAAAACCCGTTGCTCTAATGGAATATCTCATCAAGACCTACACCAACGAAGGCGAAACGGTCTTAGACTTCACAATGGGTTCAGGAACTACTGGAGTAGCATGTAAAAACTTAAATAGAGATTTTATAGGTATAGAATTAGATAAAGATTATTTTGAGATAGCTAAAGAAAGAATCGAAAAACATACTACACAAGAAAGATTATTTTAAGGAGAAATAAAATGAAACTCTATAAAGGTGACTGTTTAGAAGTTATGGATAGAATGATTGCTGAAGGCGTTAAGGTTGATGCTATTATTACAGACCCTCCTTATGGAACTACTGCTTGTAAATGGGATTCAATTATTCCTTTTAATGAAATGTGGGAAAGATTAAACAAATTAATTAAACCGAATGGAGCAATAGTTTTATTTGGCAGTGAGCCTTTTTCGAGTGCTTTAAGAATGAGTAATATAAAGAATTATAAGTATGATTGGGTTTGGGAGAAGAATAATGCAGGAAACTTTCAATTAATAAAATATCAACCATTAAAAATACATGAAACCATATCAGTGTTTTATAATAGAACGCCTAATATGGAATTTGCTAATATTATGATTGAAAATATAAAACGACTAAATTTGAAACAAATAGATGTTTCAAAATTAGAACTTTCAAGAACAGGTGGAATAACAGGCTGGGTTACAAATAAAATGAATGGGTCTCAATTACCAACAGAATATCAATGGAATAAAATATGTAGTCTATTTGGTATTGAAAATAAATATAATGAGATACTATCATCTATAAAAAAGATAACATATAATCTCGAACTTGATAAAATCAATTTGGTGTTATCAAATAAAGGTAAAGCAGGAACATTAGGGCATTTAGCAAGTGAAAGTAAAAGAGAAACATATATTCAAGATAAAACAGGTTATCCAAAAAGTATATTAAAATATAATAGAGAAAATGGGCTACATCCAACACAAAAACCAGTAGCACTTATTGAATATCTTATTAAAACCTACACAAACGAAAACGAGTTAGTCTTAGACTTTACAATGGGAAGCGGAACAACAGGAGTAGCTTGTGTTAATACTAACCGTAATTTTATAGGTATTGAGCTTGATGAAACATATTTCAACATTGCAGAAGAAAGAATCGAAAAACATACTACACAAGAAAGATTATTTTAAGGAGAAATAAAATGAAGATATATATAATTAATTACGGAATTGAGAAGAAAGAAATAGAATGTTACGCTTGAGGAGCGGATGGATGCGAAAAAACTTAAAATAAAGCTTGACTTATATAGCTTTTATGTTGTATATTTAGGTATAAGAAATGAGAGATAAATTTCAAATTAACAAACGGAGTGAGAAATAAAATGTACGAAGTAATGCCATACGGTGGATGGGCAAGAACACCAGAAGAAATAAAGAAAGCCAAAAAGTTTTGGTATAGATGGAAATTACATTCTATACGATTGTGGTCTGCAACAAAATACGGTGGATTGGATTTAGGAATCTTATTTGACTTTATATTAAATAGGAGAATAACTTTCTCATGAAATATAAAATAAAGTCGTAAATTAAAAGGTTATGAAAAAGTTACAAATAGTAGCATTAAGCGACTCACACAACGCTACCAAACGAGTGGAGATACCAGATGGAGATATTCTTATCCACGCTGGTGATTTTTCGTTTCAAGGCAAATCATTAGAAATTCAAGATTTTATAGAATGGATGAAAGAACAACCACATAAACATAAATTATGGATTGCCGGAAATCATGAGCTGGGGATAGAAGATTTTCCCGATAACGCAGAAGTCGTAGATAAAGAAACTGGAGCAACTTATATTCATGATAAAGTAGTAGAGGTAGAAGGACTTAAATTCTTCGGGAGTAATTTCACACCAGAATTTAATAATTGGGCATTTGGATTAACAGATAGACAATCGAAAATCTTTTGGGAAAATGCTCCCGAAGCAGATGTAGTAGTTTGTCATGGCCCACCACATACAATTTTAGATTCAGTAACACCAGAGTATAAATATAAAAGACCACTTGGGTGTAAACACTTTTTAAGTTACATAGAGCGAGTTAAACCTAAAGTAACAATTTTCGGGCACATACACGGTTCAGGCGGAATGCATAAAACGATAGAATGGGATGATGGTAGTAAAACAGAATGTTATAATGTATCGGTTATGAATGAACAATATCAATTAACAAATCCATCAACCATCATAGAAATATAAAAGGAGAAATAAAATGAAGAAATTACTTAAATTTGTTATATTGTTGTCGTTATTAGGGTGTGAGACTCGAATTGGACACACAATATCACAAAATGATGAATCAATTAGTTCATAAAATAGGATTAGAAATGAAAAATAAAGAACACGAAACATTTGAACTAACAGAAGATGTATTTGCAAGATGGGATAAAGAGAATGAAAAGTGGTATAATAAATACTTTGCAATACCATTTCAAAGATTCATTCAAGCCATTAAAGATTTCCCATCTGAAGCAAAATGGTTTTATCAAAGAGGAAGTAGAGGTTGGTCTGATAGGTCAGCTTGGTCTATTGATACTTGGTTGGTAGATAATTTGATTCCAATGTTAGAGCGATTAAAAATAGACAACCACGGCACACCAATGTCAATGTTTAAAAAGAAAGATGGAGTTGACAACGATGGAAATCCAACTGATGAAGCGAGTAGATTAGCAACACAACGGTGGGATAATGTATTGAATGAAATACTTTATGGTTTGAAGTGTGCGAAAAAGATTCAAAATTCGGATTTTGATTATAATGATAAAAAATTAACAAAAAAACTAAATAATAGTTCTACGCGTTCATTTGAATTGATTGGAAAACATTTGTTTAATTTGTGGGATTAAGTTAAAGAAATGAATAATATTAAAGTAGGAATAGACGCATTTAATGATCTTGCTAAATCGCATGGTGCTCATGTTAAAGAAGTTGAGAGATTAGGTAAAGAAGTTGAGAGATTACAAAAAGAATTGAATAAGTTAAATAAAAAAAGTGAAAAAAAGGCTTGACTTATATAGTGTATATGTTGTATATTCAAGTATGAAAAAGAGAAATAATAATATGAAACCAATTACAGTTACATTTAACGATTTTGAAGATTTCGAAACCATAACAGGATTACTTCATGGTAGAAGAATTTCAAGAGGTCTTAAAGTTCAGAAATCTATATATGATAATATAAAAAACTCTAATAAACACTTAGAAGTTCATCACGAATATACTATTGATTTACCAAAAGGTGGTCAGAAAAAAACACACGACATTGATATAGTTATCGTAGATAAGAATGAAGTTTTAGCTTTTGATAGTAAAAGTAAATCTTTCAACGCCACACAAGACGCTCAAGGTGTTCTTGAAGAGTATCAAAAGTATATCGGTATTTTAGAAGATTTATTTCCTGATAAAAAAGTTGAATATGGTGTATTAAAAGAGGAGTGGGATAATCCAAATAAAAAGAAAGATAGTAGATATACCTATATGAACACCAGAGGTGTCAAAGTTTACGATACATATAACTTTATGAAGAATAATTATGGTGTTACTAAAGAAGAATTGATAGGTGGTGTTAACAATAAAATATATGAAGAAGTAAGGGTTATAAGTGAAACCACTAATTAAATGGAGTGGTGGTAAGTCGAAAGAGTTACCGGTAGTTCACAAATATAAACCAACAGAGTTTAATACATATCACGAACCATTTGTGGGTGGTGGTACAGTATGGTTAAATTTAAATAATTCTACGAATGTAGTATCAGATAATTTTGTAGAGTTAGTAGAGTTTTATAATACTATAAAAGAATATAAACAAGAGTGTATTGACTATATTAATAAAGTTGGACTTGAATATAATAGTATAGATAAATCCCCATTGACTAAAGATGAATTTGGGGAATTAGGTAAAAAGTATTATTATCATTATAGAGATAATGAATTTACCGAACCATTAGACAAGGCATTAAAGTTTTATATATTAAGACAATTATCGTTTTCAGGTATGTTAAGATTTTCAAAAGCGGGCAAATATAATATTCCATTTGGTTGGTATAAGAATATAAAGATATTGGATTATGATGATAACTTATATAATCTATTGGATAATACAGATATTATATGTGGAGATTGGAAAAGTGGATTAGGTAATGTTACCAATAATGATTTTGTCTTTTTTGATCCACCCTACACAAGAAAATTTAAAATCTATTCTCCCTATGGGAAATTTGGTAAGAAAGAACATATTGAATTATCAGAATGGTTTAAATTATCACCTTCTAAAAATATGATTATCCTAAATAAAGATGAGTTTACAAATTCACTTTATAAAGATTATATTATAGAAGAATATGATTATAGATATTCTGTACAATTTAGAGATAGAATGGAACATGAAGATAGTAATACAATACATTTTGTAGCTATAAATTATAAAAAATAAGTGAAAAAAAGGCTTGACTTATATACTACTTATGTTGTATATTTAGTTATAAGAAATGAGAGATAAATATGAAATTAGTATTATATAGAGTAGCAGAGTTTTTAACCGCATTATTTATGTTTGTAGTTTTTTACATTTTCATGGTATTAGGTAATATTTAATATATGGAACTAATTGATTTATTAATCGAAAAGTTTGATGGTGTTCTCATTGATGAATATGATTGGGAACATTATAAGGTGAATGGTAAAAACTACGATATCAGATTTGATAGAAGTAGAATTGAATGGGCGTGTGATTGTAAAGCATTTACTTTCCGACACAAGTTCAAGACAAAATATTGTAAACATATTTTGGAAGTTCAAGATAAGAAATTTAAACAAAGGGTAATCAGTAGAGGCCGTGCTGGTGCCAGAGTGGTTTAATGGGGTGGATTGCAAATCCATTATTCGTAGGTTCGAATCCTATCCAGCACTCAAAGGGTGGAATAATATAAATGGGAAATGATATGACAATCAGGGATTTAGTTGAGAGATTAGAAAGTATAGAAAAAAATGCGGGAGATAATATTCGTGAAGAGTTATCTATATTGATAGAAGATATTATTGAGTTTGATATGCATATGTCAAAAATATTTAAAAACATTAAAAAAGATATTCATAATTTTGAAGAAAAAGATGTTATGGATTTACTATTTAAAGAAGGAATTAAATCTGGTGAAATTGGAGAAGCTTAAATTAAAAAAGGAGAAAAAATGAATTCGTTTGAAAAAAACGGCGGTTATATAGTCAAAAAAGAAACTAATCATTATGGTGGTAAAAACATTCGATATATGGATTGTAAACTTTGTGGTGGACAAGTGCGTAATGTTGGTGAAGAAGCCAAATCGGTAATTTGTAATACTTGTTTCAATGGGAGAATGGTAAAACAATTCCCTGAAACAGCAGACTTTAATGGAAGAACATACAACCCCACAGGTCGTCCAGCAGGATGGCATTGGATGACAGAGTTTGTCGATAAAGATGGTAATGTTTTTCATAAAGGTAAAGAGATGAAAAAGTTAAAGGGTACATTAAAACCTACTAAGGTTAAACCACCTAAGAAAAGAATTAAACGCCGTACTAAAGATGCGATACTTGTAGAAAAGTATAAAGAGAAAAAGAAAGCTTTGAGAAAGGCTTTAAAAAAACAAAAAGATTTTATTAATCACAATATAGATAAAGGATAGATGATGAACGAAGGTAAAGTAAAGTGGTTTGATTCAAAAAAAGGTTACGGTTTCGTAAACGATGGATCAGACAATCAAGACTACTTTGTACATTTCTCTGAAATTCAAAGTGATGATTTTAAGACCTTAGATGAAGGTCAAAAAGTCTCATTTGAAATTGGAGAAGGTGCAAAGGGTGCCGTTGCTAAAAATGTTAAAACATTGGTTTAGTAAATAACAAAACAATATGGCCATATTTATGGCCATGTTAAAATTAAGGAGTCATAATGGCTAAGAAGAAGAAAAGTTCGTTCCATGAGGAACACAATTACAAAGAATACTCATATGAATATCGTGGTAAAACAATTACATTTTGGGCAAAGGATGATACTGATGCCGAATTGTATAAGAAAAAAGTAGGTAAAGTATGAGTGGATTTGGAAATCCTAATTTGAGTAATTATATTTACCCTGTCCAAACTTCTGAACAAAGGAATCAAGATCCTCAGGAAGACCCAAGAGTCCAAGTGAGTGAAATGTTAAAAGGTCCAGTTAGAGGAGAAGGTGAATCTTATGAAGATTATAAGATTCGTATGAAAGTTGAATACAAACTCACACGAGATTATTTAAAAGGTTATTTACTTCCACAAGGAGATAAATAATGTTTGAATTTTTAGTAGCATGTTTACTGATTTTCATTGCAGTAAAATTGAGTGATAATAACCGACCACCAGGATTTTAATGAATAAAGTTATAAATTGTTTTACAGACGATAACCCAGTTATCAATAAAAAATTAAAAGAGGTTTCAGTTGAAGAAGGAATGGCTATTGCCACAGAATTATTTCAGATACTTAACGAAAGAAAAGACGGTATTGGGTTGGCAGCTAATCAAGTGGGAATTGATGCACAAGTGGCCGTTGTCAATGTTCGTGAACCTTTGGTACTCATTAATCCGAAAGTAATTTCAACCGATAATGAGATACCTTATTATGAGGGCTGTCTATCTTTCCCAACGAAAGGTATTCACACTAAACGATACGAAACGATACAGATACAAACTGCTCAAGAAGAAAGTGGTTGGGTATTTAGTGGTACACCAAATGGAAATGATGGTAAAGGTAGTTGGGAAAAAAACGATACACAAGATAATGAATTAAGGTTGTTAGAATCAATATGTGTTCAACACGAAATAGACCATTTAAATGGTATGACTATTATGGATAGAGAGAATAAACCAAAACCGATAGTAAGTAAAAAATCATATAGTAGAAATGAAATCGTTGGTATCACAAATGGTGATACCTACAAAGAAATTAAATATAAAAAAGCAAAACCACTTATAGATAGTGGTGAATGGGTAGTATATATAGGAGGCCCAATAACATGAAAATAGAAACGATAGAAGATATGGATACACAAATGTCAATATCGCAATGGGATTTAATAAATGTAGCAGAATCATTTCAACGGAAAGGATTTTACATTGGGGTATTTACTGGACTTGGATTAGTTGGGTTGTTTGCATTACTAAGGAATGTGATATGAGAACAATAAAACTAACCACATTTAATGACCTCGGTGATTGTGATAGACAAGATGTTAATGACCTAATTTCGGCACTCGTAAGAATGGGTTATGAAGTATGGATGACAGACCATTCCGTTTGTTTTAACTTGGGGAATGAAGATGTAATAAAGGACGAAAAAAATGAAAACAATAGCGATTGAAGAAATAGCACCTTACATGAACGAAACTCCGATTTGTGAGCAAACTTTTATTGATTGTGGATTTGAAAGAGTAGATGTTTCGGTGGAAGAAAGTGGTGATGAGAAGTTTCATTATTACATATATGAGTTCGGAACTACTTATGACCCATCATTAATTTCGGCAAAGAACTTTACAGGAGTTCAGTTATTTAATGAAGAATATAAAACTTGGTATACTGAAGGTGAATTACAACTTTTGTTTATGTTGTTTTTAAAAGAAGAAGAGAAATAAAATGGACTACCCGACAGATTTTAATAAAAAAAGACCAGGGCCATGGGATGATGAAACATTTGAACTAACAGAAGATGTATTTGCAAGATGGGATAAAGAGAATGAAAAGTGGTATAATAAATATTTTGTAAGACCACTTCAGAGATTCATTCAGACCATTAAAGATTTCCCATCTGAAGCTAAGTGGTTTTATCAGCGTGGAAGTAGAGGTTGGTCTGATAGGTCAGTTTGGTCAATTGATACTTGGTTGGTAGATAATTTGATTCCAATGTTAGAACGATTGAAAAACAATAAAATGGGTACACCAATGTCAATGTTTAAAAAGAAAGATGGAGTTGACAAAGATGGAAATCCAACTGATGAAGCCTCTGTATTGGCAGAACAAAGGTGGGAAAATGTATTGGGTGAAATTATTTATGGATTGAAATGTGCAAAGACAATTCAGAATTACGATTACGAAGATAAAGAAGAAGTAAAGAAGTTGACAAAGAGTTCTCGGCGTTCATTTGAGTTGATTGGAAAGCACTTATTTAATTTGTGGGATTAACTCAGGTAAAAGAAAATGAGGAAAAATAAATGATTGACAAAACAATAAAACTAGCTGGTGAGTATCCAAGTGATTTTAAACCAACACCAACAGTACTGGAAATCCATCAATATTTTAATGCACATAGTTTTCATAATGGCAGAATGATAGGCGGTAGTAAATCGGTATATAGAAATATGCATCCCGATGATTTAATAATATTCAATGCCAATGTATTGATGCCAGGTTATGGTAAAGTATGGTATGGTGATTTAAATCTTACTGAAGATTATTTAGTATTGAGAGAAATTGCTCAAAATTTAAATACAGATTTATATGTGTTGTGGGAAAGTGATGGACGATTTGGAGATGAGAATAAACCATTTGATGAGTTGATTAAAAAGGCAGTATGGAATACGGATGAACTTAAACCAACTAAAGAATGGTATAAAAAGAAACGGGAAACTAAGTAATGGCCCGAGATATATTTGGAAATAAAAGAAAACTTCGTAAAGAAAAAGATTTTAGTTATCAAACATCCGAGTGGGATGTTACTAAAGAGAAAATAAAAATAGTAATACTATTAGCTGTATCTGCAGTTTTTATGTATTACATAATATTAGGACAAGGATAATATAATGGCAAGACCAAGAGGACGAGACGCAAGACCGAAATTAGAACCAATCAGAAGGAAGTGTTCTACTTGTGGTAAAGTAAAAGTAGTTAAACATAGGAGTTGGAATGTACCAGCTGCTAGTTCAGAATTTAATATACCAACATATAATAAAAACGCTGAACATAAAAATAGAGAAGACCGTGCTGGCGTAGAGGTTAGAAACTATTGTAGTATTGAATGTTCTGGAGATAGTTTTTTAAACAAGTATACAGAAGAAGACTTTGACAGATAATGCAAAGAAATCAATCTTTAGAGATGCCGGCGGAGCAGGAAAAGGAGATAGACCAAGAAGTTATTCCACAAAGGAGTGGGGTGATAGGTGGGATAAAATTTTTGGTAACAAGGAAGAAGTGGCACGAGAAGAATCTGGGTCAATACATCCATCAAAGACTGAACGAGGAAAATCTAACGATGAATGATTTGGATGAAGATACAATTAATTTTTTCTTTCAACAATTTAAAATTGATAAAAATATGAAGATGAAACAGACAACGAAGGGTAAAGTGAAATAGGTTATGTTAAGACCGATAGGTGCAAGAGTAGTAGTTGAACACAGAGAACGACAAGAAAAAACAGAGAGTGGAATTATAATACCAGATACAGCAAGAGAAGATGGATTACCAGACATAGGAACAATAGTTGCATGTGGTAAGGGTTCGGTAAGTCATATGACAGGAGAAAGAATACCAATGGAAGTTAGTGTTGGTGATGATATTTACTATGGTAGATTTCAGGCACAAGAACTTGAGTATAAAGGTAAGAAATATTTGATACTTGGTGAACAAGATATTATAGCAGTGATAGAGGAAGAGGAGTAGAGATGGTTGAAATGACAGTTTTTATGGGTGTAGTAATAATATTCCACTTGTTTATTAATGGATAAAGATTTAACAAAAAAATCTGATTTTGAATCAATAGAAAAATTCATAACAGATGTTAAGAGTATTGATATATTAAAAAGAGAGTTAGCTAAAACACCGATTGATTATGATAACATCGGGCCAATACCAAAAAAAAGATTTGAAAGAAAAACTAAAAAATGATTTCTAAAGATAATTTAAAAAACAAATTAGAAAAATTGGAGTTGTTAATTGATAAGACTCAACCTGATGAATCAGATAAAGAACAATTATTTCAACAACATCAAATAGATAATTGTGATAACGGTTAGTATATGAGTAGTGGCAGATAGAAAGCACCTACTTATCGTAAAGCAAAAAGTGAATAGATAAACAGAAACTTAAAATTAAACAATAACCTGCCATTACTTATATACATTGTTATATACTGTATTGGCGACTTAAAAAGCACAGACCTTGAAAAAATACAATATAATTTATGCAGACCCTGCTTGGAAGTTTGGAAGTAGATTAGCGAATGGAAATGATAAAAACGGAATAGTAAATTTAAAGCAAGTTAAAATTGGTGATAATTATACCGTAATGACAACCGATGAAATTTGCAAAATGCCTGTAAAAAATATGACTGCTGATGATGCTATTCTTTTTTTATGGACAACCGATGCTCACTTGGAAGAAGCAATGAAAGTAATAAACGCTTGGGGTTTTAAATATAAAACGATTGGTTTTACTTGGTTAAAAAAAGAAAAAAGTGGTGTTCAAAGTTGCTATGTAGGTTTTTGGACGACTAAATGTGGCGAAATATGTCTATTAGCAACAAAAGGCAAAATGAGTAAATATTTAAAAAAACGAAATGTAAGGCAATTAGTAGAAGCGGTAAGAGGTAGGCATTCTGAAAAACCAAACGAAGTAAGAAAAAGAATAGTTGAAATGTTTGGAAATGATATTCCAAAAACAGAACTATTTGCAAGAGAAAATTTTGACGGTTGGGATGCGTGGGGCAATGAAGTTGAAGACAGTATAGACCTAAGCCAATATTGTATATAACGGAATGCAAATAAGAACAGTAAAATTATGAAAGAAAAAATATTAAAAATAGCTGACAAATTACGCAACAATGAAATAACAACAGAGGATGCAGAAACCCTTTTATTGTTTTTATTTGGTGTTGTACACTGTATTGCGATTAAATAAACTAAAACTTTAATTAAATGACGAAACATAGTAATAATATTTTTTTGAGCGATGGCAAAATGGCTGACGATAGGAAGACAAATAACCTATTGTGGTTTGGTAACTGCTTGGAAGAAATGAAACGAATACCAAGTAAAAGTATTGACCTTATTTGTTGTGATTTACCTTATGGAACGACTGCTTGTAGTTGGGATACAATAATACCATTTGAAAAACTTTGGAAAGAGTACAAGCGAATTATAAAAGATAAAGGTGTTATAGTATTATTTGGTTCTGAACCATTCTCTACGCTTTTAAGAGCAAGTAATTTGGATTGGTATAAATACGATTGGATTTGGGAAAAGAATAATGCAGGAAACTTTCAATTGGTAAATTACCAACCTTTAAAAGTACACGAAAATATTTCTGTATTTTACAATGAAACACCTAATCTTCAATTTTCTGAAATTATGAAAAGCAATATGGAACGACTTAACTTAAAACAAATTGACGTTTCAAGATTGCAATTATCTAAAAATGGGAACATAACAGGCTGGGTCGCAAATAAATTAAATGGTTCACAACTACCAACAAAAGAGCAATGGTTTAAAATATGTGATTTATTTGGAATAGAGGATAATTATAATGAAATACTAAACTCTGTAAAAAGTGTTACTTACAACTTGGATTTACAAGATACAGATATTAAATGTAGTAATAAGGGGAAAGCAGGAAGTTTAGGTCATTTATCATCTGAAAGCAAAAGAGAAACTTATAACCAAACAAAAACAGGCTATCCAAAAAGTATATTAAAATACAATAGAGAAAATGATTACCACACAACTCAAAAACCATTAGGATTGATAAAGTTTTTTATTGAAACTTACTCCAATAAAGGGGAAGTGGTTTTAGATAACACTTGCGGAAGTGATACAACAGGAATAGCAAGTTTTGAACTTGGTAGAAATAGCATAAGTATTGAAAACGATTTAGATATTTACAAACTTGCTAAAAAAAGAAGGGAAGAAAAAAATATTATTGCGGTTGATATGCACGAAACTTTAATTGATGCACAGACGTAGCAATATTGTGTACAACGTTAAGGGTATGGTGTCGGTTGCTTTTCGCAACTGCACCATAACCATTGTTGTGCATAGTGCGGATTATTAACAGAAAAACTAAATAGAATGAAATTATACAAAGGAGATTGCTTGATAGAAAGTGATAAAATAGAAAGTGGAAGCGTTGATTTAATATTAACTGATTTGCCTTATGGAACGGTTAAAGATATTAAAAATGTAAATCATGGAATGAGTGGAAAATGTGATTGGGATGTTGTAATTGACACAAACGAAATTTATAAAATAGCAAATAGAATATTGAGAAAGGATGGTAAAATCATTTTGTTTGCTCAACAACCATTTACAAATGAATTAATAAATAAAGCTATTGAAAATATACCTTTTAATTATAGTATGATTTGGGAAAAAGACCACTTTGCAAATGCTTTGACTGCTAAGAAAGCACCTCTAAATTACTATGAAGATGTTTTAGTTTTTAGTAAAGACTATGAAAAGGGAAAAAATATAAAACCAACAAATCCTGTTTATGATTATCTAAAAGGTTGCAAAATTGAAAGCGGAATAACTACAACTGAATTTAATTATAAATATTGTGAGTATTCAGGCAAAGAAAAAAACAAGCATAGAAGTTTGGTTGCAAGATATTGGGAAACATCACAATTTTTAGTACCTACAAAAGAAATATATGAAAACGTTTTGCAACCCACTGGATTTTTTAAATTACCTTATGAAGAAATGATAAAAATGAATACTTATAAAGGTTCTATTTTTAATTTATGGGAAGGTAAAAAATACAAAAGCAATATTTTAAAATACAAAAAAGATTATGATGGACACCACCCGACACAAAAGCCTATTTTATTGTTAGAAGATTTGATTAAAACCTTTAGTAATGAAAATGATTTAGTAGTGGATTTAACTATGGGTAGTGGAAGTACTGGTGTAGCTTGTAAAAACACCAATAGAGATTTTATAGGTATTGAGATGAATGATGAATACTATTATATTGCTTGTAAAAGAGTAGGATTGTAGTATTATGCACAACATTAGATATGTTGATAATTTAAAGAATCAGCTGAATTTAACTTTAGATGAAAGAGAACATTTAATTTACATCATGAGAACTTCAAACAAAGTTTGGAAGATGAGAAATAAAATGTTAGATGGAGATTGGAACTTAGAAGATGTTAAGTTAGATGATATGGAAAAAGAATTAAGAACTCTTTTACCTAATAATAAGATAGGTGCCATTAAACATTATAGACAAGTTATGATAGACGAATTTGGAAAACAAGTTTCTCTTAGAGATTCGAAAGAACGAATAGATAATCTCTGCAGAGAAATGACTTACGAACAAGGTTTAATAATAAACCACTAAACAAGGAGTACAGGTTATGTATTTTGAAACACAAGTAATATTTACAGAAGAAATCCCAACAAAGAATGGAGTACGAGAAAAGAAAACTCGTAGAGCATTTTTAGTTGAGTGTGATTCGGTAAGTGTAGCAGAGTCAAAGGTAAATGGATTGTTAAAAGATTCACCATATCCCTTTGAAGTTAAAGTAGCAAAAGAATCTAAGATTGTAGAGGTAATTGATGCCTAATTTAACATGGTTTTATTTCCATGTAGGATTAGCACTGATAATAATAATAACTGATGCTAATGGAACATTAGAACCAGCGGTGAATAAATTTGAACAGAAGATTGGGTTATATACACCACCTGATACTATTGATTCAACACCACCTTATTATATTGAACCAATAGAATCAGATTCAACAGACTGGAGAGTTTAGGTATGGAGCATAAAATAGATGATTATAATAAAGGTTATTTAATTGGACTAATAATAGTAGCAGTTATTGGTGTTGCATTATTTTTCATACCATTTTGGGCCCTTTGGAATTGGCTAATGCCTTTATTTGGAGTACCTAAAATAACACTTTTACAGAGTGTTGGGTTATATTTATTATTACGAATTATTTTCTTTCAGACTAATTATACTAACAAACAATAAGGAAAACTTTATGGGCATTAGTATGGTGGAGATTAAAGAAAAATTAGAAAAAGCGTATAACGATGAAAATTGGAGTATCATAGAAGAGTTGTTAGAAACCTTATCATATGAGATTGAAAATGGTGAAGGTTTATTTGAACAATATAAAGATGATGAAGAAGAAGATTTATGGGGCTGACATGGAGATCGACTGGTGTTATTCGATACTAAAGTGCAGCAGAGTTTGAGTAGACTCTTAAATAAGACTCAACGAAACCTAAATGGCGATACATCGCTACAAGGGTTGGACATTGATTGGCATCTAGCCAATGCTGAAATGGGATTCGACAATTTTGTTGCTCCTGTTCAGAATGACCAACCAACTTACGCTTACGCATAAGTTACTGAGTTGTCTAACACTCGGTCATAAAATAAGTTAGACAAACAACTCTCGCATATGAGTATAAAGATGCACGGAGCTATCCAAAAAAATAGTCGGTGGTTTGTAGGTAACTTCTCGGAGGGTAGTAACCTAATAAGCTGTAAATGACTTTGTAAAGAAATCATACAGGACGGGAGTTCGATTCTCCCCAGCTCCACAACTAAGAGGAAATGAATGAAAAAAATAAGACATGGTAAATTACCAATTACATTAGAAAGTTCAGATGAATTAACACCTGATTTATTAGAAACAATACAATTGAATTTGATGTATGATAAAAAGAGAAAAGATAATCACACTGGATGGGAATCCTGGAAAGATGAATATGGAAATTGGGTTAACCCGTACAAAGCGGATAAAAACCAATTAGAACTTTTCGAGAAAATAAAATGATAAAAAAATTGATTTTAACAATGATAGGAGATATTTATCTATGAGTGAATATGATACTTCATATTTGAATAAAATTATGAAGAATATAAAAATATATTTTGGAGTTGGAATAATAATGATATTATTTTTCAACACCTTTGTATGGACAGAGCTGTTTGAAAATTATAAAGATTTCCATAAGCAAACGCTTGTGGAATTGAGAGATGAGAATAGTAAACTCAAGAACATAGTTCAAGAGTTTAAACTGGAGGGATTGAATGTTACTGTTACAATGTATCATCCAGTTTCGTATCAAACTGATTCTACACCGAACATTCTCGCGGATGGAACGCGCATAAGGGTAAATAAAGCTAGTGAATACCGATACATAGCGGTGAGTAGAAATCTTTTGACACGATATGGTGGATGGTTAAATTACGGTGATTTCATTTATCTCAAAGGAACATCAGGTAAAGATGGTATGTACCAAGTACGCGACACAATGAACGCAAGATTTGTAAATCGTATAGACATCTTGGAATCGCCAGGTACACCACCATATAAATACACCGATGCTCAAATTATGAAACACTCTATAGAGTTAGTTAGTGGAGATCGAGATAGTTAAAATAAAGCTTGACTTTTATATAAAAAAAGTCGTATATTTAAACAATGAAAAATACAGGTTATTAATTGAAATCGTGTTATGAAAAATCAAATATAGCGGATAAGACCAATCCTATTAATATCACATATGATGAATTGCTACACAAAAGTGATTCAGAGATTGATACATGGATTGATGAACTTCGTACATATGTTATAACTCAATGGGATGAAAATGGCCAACCTCCAGTCATAGGACAAAATGAGGATACCATTATTTCTAATTGGAAAAAACTTTTTGGTTACGATGTTAAATCATTCTATACAGAAGATTTAAAAGTAATTAAGAACTTCAATAAATTTGCTTCGGCAGTAAATCAATTCTTTCCAACAATGTTAAAAACAAAAATATCAAGTGGAGTTAGTAGTGAAGGTGCTACATCTATATATGATATGTTTAAAGAAGATGATTTACGAGATACTTTTAAAAAGGCTATGTTGAGAGCTTTGTATAAAGATTCAATGTATAGTTTTAGTAAAAGTATTTTAAAGGATGAAGTGGATAGGAATGTAGGTGAGTATTTAAATTATTGGAATAATAATGATAAGTATGGAATCACCGTTATACGACAAACCGATAAAACTCCTGTAGATATAAATTCAAAGTATTTGTTATTAAAGGGTAGTGAAGTACAAATGTATTTAACGAGTGGAAACTTAACCGAACAGAATGTTCGCACAATAAGTGGTGAGTTAGATAATAGTATTACATTAAAGAATGGTGAGTTACGATATTACCATTACTATATAAGAAAGTATAAAAGAAGTCATAAGTTATTTCCTACAGCATTACAAATCTTTAGATTATCATTAGGACAACCCGCGGTTAACTTTCCTGCATTAACTGCTAAATTCTTATATGAACATTTTACAGAACATATTAAAGATGAGAAGATTACAGTATATGATTGTTCATCAGGATGGGGTGGAAGAATATTAGGTGCTATGAGTACCGATAGAGATTTACATTATGTAGGAACTGATCCCAATCCAGATAACATTGGACGATATGAGAGAGTAGCTGAATACTACAATACTCATTGTTTCCAAAGTAATCCATTTTGGGGGAGAGACAAGCCAAACACTTACGAAGTTTTCCAAGATGGTAGTGAGGTTATATGTGATAACCCTAAGTTTGATAAATATAAAAATTCGTTAGACTTTGTTTTCACAAGTCCACCTTACTTTAACCGAGAACAATACTCACAAGACGAAAATCAATCGTTCAAGAAATTTTCGGCGTACGAAGATTGGCGTGATAACTTTTTAAAACCTACTTTGACAACGGCGTATACTAATCTAAAAAACGATAGGTTTCTTTGTTGGAACATTGCGGACATCAAGATAGGTGAAGACAAATACATTCCATTAGAACAAGATTCAATTGATATTGTTAAATCACTTGGTGGTGAGTATCAAGGAATATATAAAATGTTGATGACACGAATGGTAGGAATCGATACATCAAAAATAAAGAATTCAGTACAAGTAAAGCATCATCCATTACAACGAGGTGGAGATGTTTTTAAATTTGAACCAATATTAGTATTTTATAAAGGAAAATTATGAATAATATATTTATACAAAATGAAATAGATGAATACATTCCTGATGTATTAAAGGAAGATGGTAATCCAATGTCTAAATGGAAAATGGAATACAGAGACTTTGTAGAAATGTTTGCTCAGTTTAATGAGTGGTTTGATAAAGAAGAAACTTTATTACATATAGGACATAGGAGAACAAATTTACCACCATTGGGTTCTATACACGATAACATATTTTTCAATTCTATGCATTGTATTGATGGTAAAAAATTAAAATCAATACGAGATGAAATACTTTGGGATTGGTGTCAAGTTGGAGAAGACGCTAACTTTATGTTAGAGTATTTAACACGAGGTTATACAAATAGAAGAACAGATTTATATTCAGCACATTGGGGTTCATATCAAGATGGTGGATGTTCCGAATACAGAGATGCTGAATTTCATAATAAGGAACATAAAAAATTAATGTCAAGATGGCCAGAATATGTGTCGTTAAGAAAAACAATGATGGCACAAGGTCCTGATGGAAATAATATTGGTGAAATAGATGAGTATAAATATAATATGAAAAAGGCTTATAAAGATTCACAAAAAGAATTAGAATAACTAATAAATGGAGATTAGAAAATGAAACAGTTAACACCTGAACAAATCCAACAAAATTGGGTTAAACTTCGCGAACTATTAAATAATACATTTAGTGGTGAACGATTAGAAAAGTTAAATCAAATGTATGATTACTTTGAAGACAGGATGGTTATGGCACCAGCAAGTGGTAAGGAACATTACCACAATGCATTCGTTGGTGGTTATGTAGACCATGTACTTCATGTAACTGATTTGGCTTTAAAAATAAATAAGTTGTGGAAAGACAATGGAGCATCAATAAATTATACTGATGAAGAACTTGTTTTCGCAGCTATACATCATGACTTGGGTAAAGTTGGTGATTTAGAAAATGATTATTATACACCAAACGAATCAGATTGGCATCGTAAGAATCAAGGATTAATTTTTAAACACAACGAAGACCTTCAGTTCATGACAGTTACAGATAGAGCAATCTTTCTGTTAAATCACTTTGGAGTTAAGTATTCCGAGTGGGAATATATTGGTTTGAGATTAACTGATGGTATGTATGAAGAAGCAAATAAAGCTTATTATATAGCATATCAACCTGAAAGACAACTAAGGTCTAACATTGCGTATATCTTACATCAGGCAGATATGATGGCAACTCATATAGAATATGATGAGTGGAAACATGGAGAACAAAAGAGTAAAGAACAAGTAAACAAAAAAGTCATCAATATCAAAAAGGCAGTTGCAACAGAAGTTGAAACTAAACTTGGTAGTGGGGATAATGCTAAGGATTTATTTGATGAATTGTTTGGAGATAAAAAATGATATTAGAAATACTATTAGGAGTTACAACAATTCTATCTATAGTACTTGGTTGGACAACATACAATCAATTACAAAAGGTAGAACGATTAGAAGAGTGGGCAGAAGAATATTCCCAAAAACTAATCGATACTAAAACAACATTGGACTTGTTAGATTCAGAAGGTAAGTTTGAATCTGATGATGAAATTGGAACTGTATTTGAGGGAATCAAAGATGCAGTTAATGACTTAACCAAATTAACCGAAAAGGATATTTAACATGCCAAGAAAAGCCAAGAAGTCTTCACCACGATATTATTTCCATCAAGGAACTGAAAATGCAATCATTCGTCATAATAAGGAAGATAGACCTTATATGAGGGAGAGAATTTATAATGAACATATTCGTACACCATTTGAGAAATTAGCAGAGAATATCATCCATACATTTAAGTTTTATTACTTTGATGTACCGAGTGCAGATGTCGTGCATGAGGTGGTTAGCTTCCTTTATATGAACATGCATAAATTCGCTGAGGGTAAGGGTAAGGCCTTTTCATACTTCAGTATTGTTGCTAAGAATTATTTAATTCTACACAATAATAATAATTACAAACGATTAAAACAACACGATAGTGAAGAGGTTACAGATTATCAACGAGATGCAATTTCAGAAGAAAAATCAAAAGAAAATCGTGAAGTTAAAGTTGAGTATTTAACTCAGTTAGCTGATTACTGGAGAAATAATCTTACTACTGTTTTTAAACGGAAGAAAGATTTAGATGTTGCAAATGCTGTTGTTGAGTTGATTGATATGAAAGATAATATTGATAACTTCAATAAGAAAGCTCTATACATTATGATTCGTGAAATGACAGATTCTAATACACAACATATTACGAGAGTGATTAATGTGATGAAGAAACACCACAATCAGTTACAGAAATCTTATCTTGCTACGGGTTCAATTGAAACTCGGTGGACAGGTAGTTGGTTTAATCAACCAAAAAGATAAAAAAAAAGGGGGCCATTTACAATCGACCCCCTTTATTATCTATCCGATATAGTACTACTTACGGAATAAACCCACCAACACCAACAATGCGACGAGTCCAGCGAAACCCGATTCGCCGAAACTGGTTTATGATGGATGTCAGGTTACCTATAACATTAACACCGAAGATACCACTACCGAATATGACTTCGGAAACGGCACCAATGGCTACAAAGGATAAAAGTAAATGAGCAATGTCATCAACCCATCCCCTTACGAGTGCTATGATTTCCTTCATGGTTTTTATCTCCCGTTAGTTATCAATTAGTCGGATTTTATACCCGACAGTAATAACTATTGTATATATTTTAAAATATTAATGGGTATATACAAGTGTATATATTTATATATAACTATTTTCTGAACTTTTAATATTTATTATTGAATCAAATTCAATCAAAAATAGGTAATAATATGGCAATCGATTTTGAAGTTTTCGAGGGGAAATCCCTTTCAGATGTTTTTAAAGATATTTATGATAATTCAGTAACTAATAAAAAACAGTTAGAAGTGTTGATGAAAGAAGTTGTTGGGTTTATCAAAGATGGTGATACAGCTGTGCAAATAATTCCAATGCTAAAAGAGTATTTGGAAATCAATGTGAAGAATGATGAACAATTAGTTAAGTTAGCAACAATAGTTCAGAGGTTGGCTACTGCTGCTAAACAAGGTGATAGTGATGAAGAATTCGGGTTATCTGATAAAGAGAAAGAACAATTGATGACAAGTATAGAACATACTGTAAGTGAATTACAGGATCATTCGGACAATATAACGGCCAAATTAGATAATTAAATGCCCGTAAAAATGAAAAAGAAAGGTGGTGCTAAATCAGGACCACTTCAATCTAATAGAATACAAAATGTAGAATCAACGATGAGACTATTTAAACAATTAGTCCAGTCGGAAGAATTTTATGAATTAGAACCAGTAGAAATTTTGGATGTACATTTGGATGAGAGTAAATCATCTTTTCCAAAAACATCTGAAGATAAACCAGATTATGCTTTTATTGGTGGGATTCTTGGTAGGTTTGTTTATTCGGAACAAGGTAAGACAATAGATAAATGTAAAAATTTTAAACCGATGAATCCAAGTATAAACAATTTACCAGCAGTTGGAGAGATTGTGATAGGAGTTCAGTATCTTGGACAATATTATTATACAACACAATTAAATGTATTTGGTAATCCTAATTTTAATTCACAACATGGAATTAGTAGATTAAAAAGAAAGAACACACTTAAATCTTTGTTTGGTTTAGACACACCAAATACAGATGATAAAAGTGCTGAACTTGGATATTATTTAAAGAAGACAAAAGATTCTCGCAAATTATTACCACACGAGGGTGATGTAATATTTGAAGGTAGACATGGAAACACTATAAGAATTGGTAGTGATATAAAGAATGAAAATGAAGATTCACCAAACATTATTTTAAATGTTGGACAAAGTAAAGATGAGTTTCCTGAACCAAAACAACCAGTAGAAGAAAAGATTGATACGGATGGTTCAAGTATTTACTTGACTACAAATCAAAAATTAGAGTTTACTTCAGGAATAGAAAGTAAAGTAGTTACAGCTCCATATGAGGGTAAAAATATTTTATTAAGTTCGGATAGGATTATATTTAATACTAAGAACGGTGGAGATATTGGAATGTTTAGTAATAATAATGTTTCAATAGGAGCAGTTAGTGAAGTAGTAATTGAATCACCAGTAACAAAAATTGGTAGTTCAGGTGCTACTGAACCAATGGTATTGGGGGATAAATTAGAATCGGTGTTGAATGATATTTTAACATTAATAGAAACTGGATTATTAGCACCTACGGGTCCTGTACAAGTTGTTGCAGGACAACCAATATTACAAAAATTAAAAAGTGCATTAGGTATACCATCAATAAAAAGTCCAAAGAATACGGTAGAATAAAATGGCAGAAAAAATAGGTTGGGAATTATTTAGAGTTGAATATAAAGCAGCCTTAGAAAAGGGTGATGACATTGGTACGGCAATTGCTGATTCATATGATAAAGCAGTTAAAACCGCGGTACCAGGTATACCATATTTTGGTGGAACACAAAAAGGACAAGGAAGTGCAACTGTTCCAGGAATAATAGTTAAATCACCATTAAAAAAATTAATGGCAGGAATGTTAAATATGTGTTTGAAAAACCCATTACCAGTTCCACCATTTTCAGTTGCATTAGATACGGCATTAAAAATATATTGGACAGGAGCCGTTTCAAGTAATATGTGTGTTGTAGTAGTTCCAGGTGTTACTGGAGCATTTATTGACGCGGAAGGAATGAAAAATAAAAGTGTGGATGATTTTATTGATCAATTGATAAAAGCATTTGATACACACGCAAAACAAGTACAGGGGATAGGAGTTCCATTGGGAAATGTACCAACTGTATTTACAGGCTATAAAGTACCATCAGGTGCGTAAAGGAGTTAAACATGACTAAAAAAGACCTTGTAAAAATAATACAAGAAGTAGTACGAATTGAAGTTAAAAAACAGGTTAAACATATATTTATAACCGAGAAGAAATCTACTTCTCTCAAATCACTTACACAGCCAGTTCGAAAGAAAAAAGTAGTAAAGAAAAGAGAACCAGTACAATATACTGAGAACCAAACTCTGAACGATATACTAAATGAAACGGTTGGTTTAAATGAAAAATCACAAGAAATGGATGAGTATCCAACAATGGGTGGTGGTGCATTTGATTCAACAAGAGCATCAGAATTATTAGGTTATGGTGGAGATAAACAAACACAACGAGAAGTTGGAGCAGTACAAACTATGAAAGAAGCTGGAGTTTCAGCTAATCAAGTTCCAGACCATGTACAAGATGCTTTAACAAAGGATTATAGTAAGTTAATGAAACACAATAAGATGAAAAGTAATAGATAATGAACACAAGAGATATAAACAATCCATCAGTAGCAGCATTAAATGAGGACGAAGATAGTTTTTTCGGATGTACCTTTCCATTAACATATGGAGTAGGTGGTGAGGGATTTTTTCCCCGCTCAACAACATTAAAAGAACAAGCATCATCTAATATAAAAAATTTATTATTAACACAAAAAGGTGAAAGACTTGGACAACCAGCGTTTGGTAGTGATTTACCTGCAATTTTATTTGAACCAGTAACTGGTACTATTGGAGATAAAATTGATAGTGCAATTAGAGAAGCTTTAGCAATATGGTTACCTTATATTACAGCTGAAAATATTTTTACTATACAGGATGAATCTAATCCTAATCAGGTAACGGTTTCACTTGAGTTTAGAGTAGATACAGATGACCCTGATTCAATTGAGACAATGACATTTAATTTTAATACAGGAGGATAGAATGGCCGTCGATTATAATACAAATCAAAAAGTAGAGAAAAAGGAAGTCCAATATCTTGGTAGAGAATTTTCTGATATAAGAAACAATTTAATGGAATTTGCAAAGACATACTTTCCAAATACATATAATGATTTTAATGAATCAAGTCCTGGAATGATGTTTATAGAGATGGCAGCATATGTAGGAGATGTATTAGGATTTTATATTGATAATCAATATCGTGAATCATTATTACATGCAGCAGAAGAAAAGAAAAATATTTATAAAATTGCCCAATCATTTGGATATGAACCGAAACTATCAAGTCCAGCTACAGCAATATGTGATTTTAGTGTAGAAGTTCCATCATTACAAGTTGGAGAAACTTACCAACCAGATTTAGATTATGCACCAATATTAGCAGGTGATAGTACATTCTCATCTACTAATGGAACAACATTTAGATTGGCGGATGATATTAATTTTAAAGTATCGAGTTCTTTAGATAATATGGATATAAGAGTTTCAAAGTTTGATGAAACCACACCAACACATTTTACATTGACGAAAAAAGGAATTTGTAAATCAGGTACTAAAACATCACAAACATTTACTTTTGGTAATGCTACTAAATTCGATAAAATAATTTTAAGTAATAATAAAGTAATTGATATTATGTCAATAACAGATAGTAAAGAAGAAAAATGGTATGAAGTTCCATTCTTGGCTCAAGATACTGTTTTTGCTTCAATGGAAAATTCTGATAATAATAGTCCTGATTTAACATCATATAAAAAGGAATCCCCTTTCTTATTAAAGTTAATTAAAACTGCTAAAAGATTTACAAAGTATGTCCGTAGTGATGGTAAAACAGAAATAAGATTTGGTTCAGGTATTAGTTCAAATGCGGATGAAGAAATAATTCCAAATCCAGATAATGTTGGTTCATCGTTATCATTGGGTGTTAATAAATTGGATGAATCTTTTGATCCAAGTAATTTTTTGAAAACCAAAACTTTTGGATTGGCTCCAAGTAATACTACATTAACCGTAACTTATACTTATGGTGGTTCAGTTAAAGATAATGCACTTTCAGGTACAATTACAAATCTCGATAATGTTAGTTGGACATTTGATGATACAGGATTAAATGGTACAAAAGTAAGTGATATGAAAACAAGTTTAGTTATTACTAATGAAGAATCTGCAACTGGTGGTTCAAGTGGAGAGACAAATGAACAAGTTAGACAGAATGCATTAGCATATTTTAATTCACAAAATAGAGCAGTTACCAAAGAGGATTATATAATTAGAGTTTATTCATTACCACAAAAGTATGGTAATATTGCTAAATGTTTTATCGTTCAAGATGAACAGTTAGAAGAGAATACAAAATTGATT